TACAAAATGGCTGTCAGATCTGTTTGGATCCGCAAAAGCGGAGGAGATCGAAGCAAACGGATATAAACTGACACCGGGCGGGGATGTACCGCTGGAGATTGAGCATCTTGCGATACAGTCGGCGGTGGGACTCATTGCGGCAGCAGTTGGACAATGCCGCTTCCGGACGTTCCTAAACGGGGAAGAGGTCATGAAAGATGAGTACTACCTCTGGAATTATTCGCCGAATACAAACCAGAGCAGCACGCAGTTCCTTCAGGACTTGGTAGAGACGTTGATCTACAACAACGAGGTGCTGGTGGTAGAACAGAAAAACCAGTTGTATATTGCGGACAGCTTTTCCTACAACATTCGAGGAACGGAAGAGGTTACGTATCAAAACATCACAGTAAACAGCGTACACATTCCGGATAAACGGGCGCGGGATGCGCTGTATCTTCGCATGGCAAACACGGAGGTGCAGACGTACCTGTCACAGACATGCAAGCAGTACGAAGAAATCATTGCCAAGGCGCTGCAGAGCTACGAGAAAGCAGGAGCAGACAAGGGCATTTTGAATATTGACGCGACCAAGCGCGGACCGATCGATGCTCAAACATACCAGAAAGACCTGCTGGAAAACAAATTTAAAGCTTTTTTCAGCAGCAAAAACGCGGTGCTTCCTCTTCACGCGGGCTATACCTATACGACGCAGACAAGGACGGTACGGAACACGTCGGAAATCAACGACATCAAAAATATGTCGGACGAGATCTATAACCGCGTCGGGCAGATCTTCCGGGTACCGCCGGCCTTCCTGCGGGGAGAGACGGCACAGAGCGGAGAAGCGGTCGATAACTTTTTGAAATTCTGCATCCGCCCGATCTGCGACATGCTGGAGGAGGAGATCACACGCAAGCGCTATGGAAGTGACGGCGTAAAGAAAGGCTCGTTTGTATCCGTGGATCCGTCCATGGTGGAGATCAGCGGTATATTTGCATCTGCTGACAAGCTCGATAAGATCATCGGATGCGGCGTGCTAAGTATCGACGAAGTTCGGGCGAAGGTCGGCGAAGTTACACTCGGCACAGAGGAGGCACAAAAACATTTTGTAACGAAAAACTACGGTGTGGTAGACACCACCGGAAAGGAAGGACAGGATGAATAAATATTTTAATTCCGAGGAAAAGAATGATACCCTCCAGATCACGATATTTGGAGACATTACCTCATGGGAATGGCTGGACAGCGACGTATCCAGTTACACGTTATCCAAGCTGATCCAAAGCAGCAAGGCAAAGAACATCATCGTAAACATCAACAGCTACGGCGGCGAGGTGGCGGAAGGGCTTGCCATCTACAATTCGCTTAAGAACAGCGAAGCCAAGGTGACCACACGGTGTGACGGTTTTGCATGTTCAGCAGCATCCGTTGTATTCATGGCGGGCGATGAGCGTGAGATGAACGAGGCGAGCCTTTTAATGATCCATAACGCATGGACATCAGCAGAAGGGAACGCCACAGAGTTGCGGAAACAGGCAGACGATCTGGAAGTGATCTCAAAGACCTTGGCGAGCGCTTACATGGCGAATGTGAACATTTCGCCGGAGCGCCTGCAGGAAATGCTGGACGAGGAGACGTGGATCACGCCGACAGAGGCGGTGCTGATGGGATTTGCAACGGCAATTGTAAGCGAAACCGTTAAAAAGCAGCAGTATTCCGCAAAGAACAACATTATCAGGCAATTGGTGGAAGGAAGACGCGAACCGGAACCACAGCCGGAACCACAACCGGAGCCACAGCCGGAGCCAACACCGGAACCACAGCCGGAACCGGTACCGGAAAACGGATTCCAGAAACTTTTTAGCAACTTTAACAGGTCAAACTAAAGGAGGACAAGTATGAAATCAAAAGATCTGATCAACGAAGCAAGACAGAAATTTTCCGCATCCTTTATGCAGTCCATCAAGGATGGAAATGAGGAGGGGATGGCGGAAGCCATTGCGGAACTCTCCCAGAACATCCAGGACGCATTGATGCAGGAAGCGAACGACACCAGCGCAGACCAGACAGTACTGGCAGCAAGAGGTGTAAGAGTGCTCACAAGCGAGGAAACCAAGTACTACGAGAGCATGATCAAGGCGATGGGAAGCGCAAAGGATGTAAAGGCAGCAGTAACCAATTTGGACGTAGCTATGCCGGAGACCATCATCGATGCAGTGCTGGAAGACATCGAGACAGCGTTTCCGCTGCTGGACGAGATCGACTTCCGCAACACCACGGCGATCACCAAGTGGTTCTACAACAAGCAGGAAACACAGCAGGCAGCATGGGGCAAGCTCGGAAGCGAGATCGTAAAAGAACTTGCAGGTGCTATCGCAAGCATGGATCTGACCCAGTGCAAACTGACCGGTTACATGGTAGTGAGCAAGGATTTCCTGAAGCTGGGTCCGACATGGCTCGATGCCTACGTGCGTGCAATCCTCTCCGAGGCAAACGGCGTAGCGCTTGAGACAGCAGTCGTAGACGGCGACGGAAATGATTCACCGATCGGAATGACAAGGGATCTTACCAAAGGATCCACCACAGAAGGAGCGACCACTTACACCAGAAAGACGGCAACCAAAGTGACAAAGCTGGATCCGGCAACCTACGGCTCCATCCTTGCAAAGCTTACCAAGACACCGTCCGGTCGCCAGAGAACGGTAAAGGAAGTGATCATGGTGGTAAGCCCGGCGGACTACATGGAAAAGGTGATGCCGGCAACCACGATCCTCATCCCGCAGGGCGGATATGTGAGCGGCGTGCTTCCGTTCCCGACCAAAGTGATCCAGAGCGTGGGTATGCCGTCCGGACATGCCGTGGTAGGTCTTGGGAAGAGATATTTCCTCGGTCTTGGAACCAGCAAGGACGGACTGATCGATTATTCCGATCACGCGCAGTTCGTGGAAGACAACCGTGTGTACACCACGCATCTGTATGGCAACGGGAAGCCGTTAGACAACAACGCATTTGAGTATCTGGACATTTCCGGACTTGAGCCGCTGTCTTACGTGCCGAACACAACAGCAGACAAAGAGTAATGAGGAGGACAGACCATGCTTGAGAGTCTGAAAAACTATCTGAACATCAGCTATGATGACGAAGCGACGGACAAAATGCTTACAGGAGCGATTGAGCGTGGCAAGAAAATTTTGAACGATTACGCGGGCGTGGAGCTGGACTACGAAGAGGAGGGGCTGTCACGACAGCTCCTCTTCGACTACTGCAGGTATGTCCGTTCCCACGCGGCGGAAATGTTCGAGACGAATTTCAAACACGACCTTATCACATTGCGGGAATTGGCAGAGGTGAAAGCATATGCAGATCAAAACGACGGTACCGTTTCAGACGTACAATGACGGGATTTGCCAGCTGTGCAGGCTGGATAACGTGGCAGAGCCGGGGCTTATGCCGAAAAAGGCACTCACGGTGATCCATGAGCGCGTCCCGTTCGAGCAGCGCAAAGTCGGGGTAACCCGTTTTTACGACGCAATGCAGGAAAACGTGGAAATAACAGCGGTGATCCGGGTGCCGGATCACTTTGACGTGTCCACGCAGGATTACTGCATCCTTGACGGGAAACAGTACGGCATCCATCAGGTGCAGGAAGTGACCGACACCATGCCGCCGTCACGAGATCTGTCACTCAAGAAGACGGAGGCAGAGTATGACGTTACAGGAATTTAGCAAGGTCCTTCTTTCCGTGACAGACAAGGTATACCATCTCGAAGCATGGAAAGAAAGCGACGAGTATATCGTCTGGCAGGAAATCCAGAACCGGAGCTCATACGGCGAAAACGGAAGATTTGCGACGGTAAAACGCGTGCAGGTGGATCTGTTCACAAAGGAGGAGTTTTCGGAGCTGTTAGACAAGCTCCTGGAGACACTTGAAGAAAACGATGTGGCGTCCGATGATCCGGTGCCGGATTACAACAAGGACACGAAGGTCATGCGCTACATCATCCAATGCGAGGTGATATGACATGCCGGGGATACAGTTTGACGGACTCGATGATCTGATCGGCGACCTTGAGAAGCTGGCAGACCTTCCGGATGAAGTTATGGACGGGATGGTAAACGCAGAGGCGGATGTCGTGGTAAAGGCTCACAAAAAAGAGCTGGAAGCGCGTGGAATGAGACAAACCGGGCAGCTGATCAATTCCGTCGGAAAGACGGGAGTGACAACAAAGGGTTATTCGCACGCGGTGGACGTGTATCCGCAGGGAACACGGGATGACGGCGTAAGGAATGCCGAGGTTGGATTTATTCTGGAATATGGTTCGCCGAAGAAACATATTCCGGCGAGCAACTGGATGGCACAGGCAAACGAAGGATGCGCCGACGAAGCGGTAAAAGCTGCAGGAGCGGTGTACGATGAATTTTTAAAAAAGCACAATTTATAGCAGGAGGAAAAAAGAATGGCAGCATTTGGAGCAAAATATTTAAGTTTCGCACCGATCAAGGAAGAGGCGGAGAACGCATTGCCAACATATGAGACGGGTGGAGCATCTTCGCTCGGAAAACTGGTCAAGGCAGATTTGACAGTCAACTTCGCGTCAGGGGAAATGTACGCGGACGACAAGCTGGCGGAGAAGGTGGACGAGTTCGCAAGCGGATCACTTTCCGTGGAAGTGGATGAGTTAAAGGACGAACAGGCGGCAAAGATTTACGGATCGACCTATGACGCGAAAGAAGGAAAAACGGACAATACCGGCGACACCGTTCCGGCAGTAGGTTTGACGTACTGCAAGTCTCTGATGAAGAACGGAAAGAAATTTTTCCGCGGATACTACTATCCGAAGGCAAAAGCGCAGATCGGAAGTGACAGCGCAGCGACGAAATCCTCAAGCATCACGCTTG